GATGCCTGACACCAGTAATAAATAGTAGTAAGCCCCACGCCGTCAGACGTGTCCTCATAAAGTACAAGCGCAAAGTACGGGTTTTCTCCGCTGTTGGCATACTCTGCGATGCCGGTTTCGGTCTTGATGTTGTTAAGCCATTTCTCCTTCACCACTCCGTCAAGCAGAGAAAGCAGTGTAAGGTTTATATCGTAGCCGTCATTTACCGTGTCGCCGTATACCTTGACAGAATCGGCGTAAACGTCCTGCGAATCACCTCTGGGGTCGGCTGTGTATTCCCTGCCGCCCGACTGTGTGGTGACAAGATGCTCCACAGCGCCATAGGTTATGCTGTTTTCGGTCATCGTGCCGAGTGCAAAACCAACACGGCGTATGCCTTTTTTCATTTTTGCTTTTGTCATAGATCATATTCCTCCCTTGATGATCTTCTCACATTCCTTTTCAAACTCACTGTTCAGCCGTTCCTGAACGGGGTCTATGTGCTGACGTGCCTTTATTTTTGCCATGTCGGGCTTGTGAGTGAACCCGTTTTCAAGCAGATGTGTAAGGCGGTATTCGTTATTATACAGCACTATGCGGAATCTCCTGCCGCCCCCGAACCTTTTGAGCCGCCAGCTTTTGGAATACTTCCCCGTTCTGACGGGCGAAGCGCTTTTCAGTTCTTTCCTTGCCTGCTTTGAGAGCCTGTCGGCGGCACTGCTTATCTGTTCGCTGACTTCATTCGTGTATTCGCTCAGATATTTCATAAGTTCGTCCGCAAAATTATCAGCCAAACGTAACCGCCCCCTCTGCAAGTTCATAGGTGACGAGCCACACACGGTTCGCACCGCCTATCCACTCGGCTTCCTTGCTAAATGCTATACCGTGAGCGGTAAGTATTTCCTCAACTCTGCTTTCGGTTGAAAAGTCGCTTTTTGGGTGGACAAGGTGCAGAACAGCCCACTCACTTGTAAAGACCGCAATGCCGTCTGCAAACACACTGTCACACTCTCGCTCCCATGCGATATAGGGCGGCTTTGCTTCTGACCTGAACTCGCCCTCGCTGAACGGAAAACCTGTCTCCGAAAGCAGTTCATTCAGCCTCATGATACCGCCCCTCTCTTATTTCTTCAAGCGTAAGCTGGGTGCAGGACGGTGAAGTGTCGAATATCGCCTGCGCCTGCAAAACGTTATACTGCTTTGTGCCGATGATGACCACCGAATTTGCGGCAAGTTCCGCACGGTAAGGGATACGGACGGTTCTGTCAGCCCTGCGCCCGAACTCATAGCTTTCAAAGAAACGCCTTGAACCTACCGTCCGTTCTCCGAACCTCAGTCCCTGTTCTGTCGGCGTGATGCAGTCGTTATCTCCGACACCGAAAATGTCGAGAACGCCGCTATTGAAGGTCTGTGTTTTCTTCATCGGCATGATCTTTCACCGCCCTGTTCGCCCTGAGCATTATCAGTTCATCGGCGTAATTCTTCTTGAAATCGTCAAAAGCGTGTTCCCACATATAGCGGCAGCAGTCAAGCAAAAGCTGTGCTTCGGCAGTGCTTTCGTCCGAAAAATCGAGTTCTGCGCCTGCATATCCGTTCAACACGCTCTCAGCCCTTGAAAGGATGTCGGACAGACGGCGGTCGGTCTTTTCGTCCTGCCATGTTATATCAAGTTCTGTTTTTAGTGTTTCAAGCGTCATAATACCGACTCCTTACGACTTTGTGACCGTAACAGTGTAGACTTTTCTTATCGAGCCGTTTTCAGCCGTAACGGTCAGCGTGTTCACACCGTCAGCCCATGTTGCAGGCGTGCCGTTTTCGACTTCCGTGCCGCCGTTCAGGATAGTTATCACGGTGTTTTCGTCCTTTGCGGTCGCCGTGACGGTGTTAGTGCTGTTGGTGGTAGTGGCTGTATACTCCGTCACCTCAGCCGAGAATGACGGAGAAAGTGTGAGCGAACCTATCGTCAGCCCCGACAGGTCCGCATTTAAGGGTTTTCTGTCACCGTATTGAATGTGGGGAATGTGGGTGTCAGACCCGAAATGTCGAGATACAGGAACGCATTGATGTCATAGGGTCTGCCCATTCCGTAGAACTTTATCTTGTAGGTGCGCAGGTCTTCAAGGAATTTGTATTCGTCGGAATATTCCAGCTTGCCGCCCTTGCCTGTGCCGACACCCATGAAGTATTTCTTTGCGATACCTAAGACCGCATGACCGCTCGGAACGCCCACCGACTGAACTATATCTGTCGGGAAAGGCAGAACGCCGCTGACATACTGCCCGCTCGGGGTGAGCAGAGTTGTAGCAGGCATGATTTTTGTGAAATAGTCTACGGGGTTGACGACAAGGAGCGCCTTTGCTACCGCACGCTGTTTGCCTGTAATGCCGTCAACAGCCAGTGTTGAGAGAAGCTGACCATATGCTGTGGGGTCAAGAGTTGTAACAGCAAGTGCGGTCTTTCGTGCGTAGCCGTTAGTGGGGTCAAATGCGCCCGTGAATGCTCTTGTCATGCCGACAGGCTCGTTCACGCCCGAACCGTCCACCATGCCTGTTTCAAGTCCGCAGGCGAGCGCATCGGCAAGCACTGCACGCACATAACGGTCTACCCACTGAGGACCCAGGTCAAGCATATCCTGTGTGGCAAACATATACGCCGACAGCTTTTTCTGTGTGAGGTCGATGACCTGAACAGCCCCTGCAAGGTCTTTGGTTATCTCGGAATTGAGCGGAGACCATGTTGCAGACTGTGCGCCCTGAGCATTCAGCACCCACTTTATCGCAGCGCCCGTGTTCGTAAAGTCGATAAGCTGTAAAAGCGGATAAGCCGCCTTCATATCCTCCATAACGCTGTCTATAACGGTTTCGGGAAGTGCTGAACCTATGTTCGTGATAACAGTCTGAGCATCGTTCCTTGCCGCCTTGATAAAGCTTTCATAGAACTCTGTTTCCTTGCGTGTAAGCTGTCTTACACCTCTTGCGGCAAGCACTGAACGGTCAGCAGCCTCAGACATTCCCTCAGCTTCTGACATAACAGTGTCGGACACAAACTGCATCCAGTTGTCCATAGCCTTGCCGATAGCTTCTTCGTCTGCGGCTCTTATAGCTTCTGCAAGAGCCGTCTGCAAATTCAGCTTCTTTTCCTTGATCTTATCCAGATTCTGCATAGTAAAATTCCTCCTTATCATGCAAAATAATTTGTTACCGCAGCCACCGCCTTTTCACGGCGCTGTCTTATTTCAGCCTGTGCTTCTTCGGCGGCTTCACGCTTTATCCGTTCCGCAGCTTCCGAACGCAGTCTTTCAAGCTGAGTTATCTCAGCCCTGAACCTGTCGGTCTTGCTGTCGCTCTGACTGACGCTGCTTTCAAGAGCCGCCTTAGCCGCTTCAAGATCTGCGTCCTGTTCTGCATATTCGTCCGCAAGCCCGTATTCGATACATTTTTCGGCAGTAAGATATGTCTCAGCTTCAAGCATCGAAATAAGCTTGTCCTCTTTAAGCTTGCTGCCTGCTTTCACAAGATAAGCCTGCCTGCTCGCCGCCGCAACTGTATCGAGGTCATCAGCAGCCTTTCTCAGCTGTGCCGCATTTCCCACAACGCCGACCCACGGATCGTGTATCATCATCAGGGTGTTTTTCGGCATTACCACCTTATCGCCTGCCATTGCAATGACCGACGCTATTGAGCAGGCATAGCCGTCGATATACACCGTCTTGAACGCCTTGTGCCGCCTTAACTGATTATATATCGCCGTTCCCTCATACACCGAACCGCCGAGGCTGTTGATATAGATATTTATGTTCTTTACATCGGGGTGCTTTGCAAGTTCCTGACGGAAATATTCGGCAGAAGTCTCGCTTTCGTGCTTATCTCCGAACCAGTCATACCAGTTGCTTTCAACACTGCCGTAAATATACATATCAAGCGTTTCGGCAGCTGCCGCCGACTGTTTTATCTCCCACATTTTACGCATCTGTTTCACCACCTTTCAGCGCTTCTTCTATACTTCCGTAATTCTTCGTGATAAAATGCTCGTTAGCCCAGCTTTCGGGGCATACAGGCTGACCGAGCGCCTGCCTTATCTCGTTGTGCGACCAGCCCGAACCGAACAGCTTGTCAAGCTTATCGCCGCTTCCGATGATGTCGTGGTGCAGGATACTGCCCGTATCGACTTCCGTTCTGTCGCCCTGGGCTATCTCGTCAAGGGTATACTGTTTAGCGGTGATCTCGGCAGATATGAGCGCCGCTAAGGGTTTTATGCAGTTGGTGAGCATCGCAGACTGTGCATCCGAGATGCCTGCCGCATCGCCGTGAATGTATGATGCAGGTATCCCGAACGCCTGAGCCGCCTTGCCCAGTGCTTCGTCCGCAATGGTTCTGACGGCTGTCGTGTCGTTGGTGTAAGTGCCTGTCCTGCCGCTCGTCTGTGCGGAATATTCATAGCCGTCAAACAGCGGAAGGACGGCATTTTTTGCGTTGAAATAGCCTTTGAAGTAATCATTCATAAGGTTTTTGAAAGTCGTCTCAAATGCAGGGTCGCCCTTTGCAAGTGCCGAGACTTTGAGCGTTCCCCTCTCGCCGTCAGCCTTTTCAAAACGCTCGGAAGCCGAACGCATCAGCTTTTCATACTGAGCCATAAGCCCCTGAAGCCATATCTCCTTTGCATTAACAGGTGAAGTCAGGTAGAACACTTCATCAGAGCGGAAACTTCGGTCAAAGCACCTGTTCCCCCGTGAGACTTGTGTGAAAACATATCCGTACACAGCACTTTCGTTTTTTGAAAAGCTGTCGGCGATGATGCTCTCTTTGTTCTGCCGTATAACAAGAACTTCGCCTGTCAGCAAAAGCCGTGACACCATTTCACGCTTGAACTCGGTGCCGTTCTGCTCTCTGTTGGGCTTAAAATTCAGCGCCGCCCATTCTATCCCCTTGTATTCACTGTTCTCACGGAAGGTCTTGAACTCACAGCCCGACATAAGGCGTGCGATCATGCCGACCGCTGTGAACAGCGCATAGGCATCTATGCAGGCAGCCGAAGCCGCACTGCTCTCCTTTTCGATGCGGTATGTTGTCACATCATGCTGTCCTGCTTTCGGCGGCTTCACGAGCCTGCCCAGCCAGTCGGTTATTTTCATTGTCCTCACCCCACGAATTTTATCTGTTTTAGTATGTGAATACGCCTGCGGGTATCGCAGAGCTTACCGCCGCCGCCGAATAATCGTCAAGCACCTCGCTCGCACATTCTGCCGCAACGAATGCTTTGAACGTGTCGGTCTTGCGGCTTTTCGGTTCGATCTTGCCGTATGTCATGTTGCCCGTGCCGCTCGTTATGATCTTGCTGTTGTTGCACGCCCACCTCATCATCGGGTCATCGCCCCAGATATATCTGTGACCGACAAACCCCGAGGTTATGAGCGGTATCTGCCGCATCTCGTCACGGGGACGGACAAGCTGAACGTTCCCGTGGGTCTTGTCGGCGCAGAAATTTATATCGAGCAGGGCATTTCTCATAAGAGCATAGCGGTAATCATCTATCCCGATGCGGAGTATCTGTGAACTGCGTTTTGCGGCTTCGTTCGCAAGCCACACAGCAGGCAGTTCGGGCGGTATCTGAGCTGCTTCAACGAAGGTCACAAGCCCTCTTGCTTCCCACTCACGCAAGGGTGCTTTCACACGCTTCAAGTCTGCTGATGCCGTGCATATCCATGTGTGCGAAAACCATATGTCCCTGCCGCCCGATCGCCACAGCAAGCCTGCACCGAGAAAGTCAGTCGTTTTCATATAGTCTATGCCGCCGACACACGCACGCCCTGTTATCTCGCTTTCGGGTATCGGGCGGTCGGTTGCCTGAATATCCTCCCAGTTTGCAACACCGTTTTCAAGTATCTTAGGCGGACGGTTCATGCGCTTTGTCATGAACGCCGTGTTTACCGCAGGGTTTTGTTTATACTGTGCATATTCCAACCGCAGTTCCTGCATAAGATCGGGCAGATAGCGCAGCGACGGATTAGCCTTGTGCCACATGATTTCGATGTCGGCTTCTTCGTCATTGTCGAGCCTGCACACAAAGCACAGCATACCGTTGTCGGGAGCATCTCCGTCAAGTATCTGTTCGCAGGAATCTTTCAGATCGTCAAGAGGTCCTCCACGAATATCGCCGTCAGTTGTGGTAATAGTCCGTCTCGGGTGGCGTTTTTTTCCGAGACCCGTTGTGGAAACGGTTATCAGCCGATAATCTTCATAAGCGTGATATTCGTCATGATCCACCTTACCCGGTCTGCCGCCGTCCTTGGTCTTTGGATTTGACGTGCGGAAGCGAAACTCCGAACCTGTATCGGTGCAGATGATACACTCCTTTGTCCAGCGAAAATGATTTTTCATCTTCACCCGATTGCTTTCGAGCATATCATAAACGTCACTGAATGACTGCCGTGCCTGATCTTCGCTTGTCGCAAAAATGTCGATATGATATTTCGGCACACCGTTTGTCTTGGTGAGCAGGCAAAAATCCTCAAAAGCTAAATAGCCGTTCTTGCCTGCACCACGCCCCACATATATCAACAGTATCGGGAAACGCAGTGAACCGTCTGCCTTGTATGTGCAGTTATGCAGTGCAAAGCAGAATTTTTCCCACTCGAAAAGCCTGAACGGGAAATATTTCTGATAACTCAGATAGCTTGCAAGCTGTTCTTTGTCAACGTAAATATCCTCGTTCACAAAAACTTGTTCAACAAAGTTGCATAACTTGTACTGCTCTCTGCACGAGGGATATTTATTGCTCCTGACAAGGCGGATATAATCATCTATCTCGGGACAGCCTGTTTTACAGCTCGTCATCGTCAGCCGTCCGCACCTTGTCTATGCTCAGACCCAATTGTCGCAGGATATTCAGCATAGACTTGTTCGTGTCCCGAAGTTCCTTTATCGAGGGGTTCGGCTTTGTAACGTCCTGCCCCGTGCTTCCCCTGCCGATGATTATTGTTCCTCTTTCAAGAATATCCGCTTTGAGCTTTGTGCAGACCTCATGCAGTGCGATATAATCAGCCACGAGCGCACGGAACGCTTCAATATCCGCACCGTTCGCTGACAGCTGTTCAAGCAGTGAATCATATATTTTCTCAGTGTCTTTATCCATTCCGCACACTCCTTCCGAAAAAACTCATGTGAGGTCACGCATCTGAACAGTCGAGTGGGGGCTCG